TTGATAAAAAACGGCAAGGGAATATTTGGTACCAAGTTGAACACATAGGTGTTGCCACGCACCAAAGTCAGCGTGGGATTGTTCACATAGTCTATGACCCAGGCACTGGTGCCTTGATTAGTCACACGAAAGTTAATGGTTTCTTTGGCGTTCTGCGCGACTTGGAAGGTGTAACTACCACCGCGTACCAGTGTCAGCGCAGGATTATCACCGCTGACTCCACTGAAGGTATACACACCATTGGCACGTGTGACTACAAAATTATCTGTGGTGGGCACAGTGCCTGAAAACACCTGCACCGCGTCGGGTCCGGCAGGCAACCAATAATACTGGCTGTAGTTGATAAACTTGTCCAGGTCAATAAATGGGTCCCAGGCATAGTATTCACTGGTGTACAGGCGGTCTGCGTCATTGATCAAGGCTCCTTGCAGGGCCAGGGCATCTGTGATGCCAGGATAGGTAATGGCATCTTGTATTCGGTTGGTGTCGTCAGCGGTTTTGAAAATGACGCCTGGTTCCAGCTGATAGTTGGCTCGGGTGTCTGTCTGTTCACTGACATATTTGTCGTTGGGATTTACTCCAGGTCCGATCTTGCGGCCCACAAATCCTTGAATGCGTTTGATCTTGGGCTCTTGAACCAGCTGATCCAGTGTGGCGCTCAACACCTGTCGATTGGTTGAAGTTTGAAAGATTTCTGGTAAAAAATCTACACTTCTGGTTCTAGCCATCAGTATCCACCTCCACCGCCACCGCCACCGCTGTAAGGTCCAGGAGACGGTGGTACGTAAGGACTGGGTCCACCACCACTGCCACCACCACTGCTACCGCTGGTTGACGAGCCAAAATTGTTCTGGGTGATCAGGGCATCCAGTCCCGATACCGGAGATGTGGTGCGTAGATTGGAGCTGGTCAGGGCTGTGATCACTTCCACGTTGACCACTGTGGCTGCATTGACAAATATCTGATTGGGCGCACAACGTATCTCGTACAGGTCACCAAAGGACTGTGAAGGATTCAACGGTACCAGAACCACAGAGCTGATGATGCCGGCCATGTTATCATGCAGGTAAGCTGCTAATTCTGAAAAGTAAAAGGTATCACCAAAGTCAAACACTTCTAAACTAAAATAGTTGTTGAGATTTTGAACCACCAAGTTCTTGATTTCGCTTGTGCTGGCCACGCTGTTGGCCGCACGTATGACCTTGATAGTTGCACGCAGAGTGGGATCTGCTTTGGCGCCAAACAAGGGCTGGAAATCCACGCTGTTCAATATCACAGAGTCTGATATCATTTTGAACTCCTGCAGTCCACCATAAGTGGTGGTCAGGTAGTCTATGGTTGGCACCGCAGGTTCAGCCACTGTGCCAGTGGTATCGCGTATGTAGTTCTGATAGGATGTGTAGTATTCATTGGTGACCACATACACATCTATGATGTTGGTAGTGCCAGGGTCAATCCTGTTGGTCAATGGACTGTTGTGACGATACTGGAACAAGAGATTTTGTCGACCGTTACGAGCCAGATAATCTGTGGTAGCCACCAGTGTGCGTACACCCGTGGTGTTGTTTATGGTCAGTTGGTAGAACAGTTCGGTTTGATAGGCATAAAAAATCTGACCTGCCACATATTCAGCCTTGTCTACTTCTATGGCGGCCAAGTCTGCATAGGTGCTGTTCACTATGCCAGAGTCGATCAAAACATATCTCTGCAGATCATCAAAATCCACTATCTGTTGCAGGAACACCCAGGGACTATTGGCCGTGGCTGTGTCGGGCACTGGGCCCACGATATCTGTAAAAAAGTCTGGATTGTCCGGCACACCATCGTTGTCGCGATCCTGAAATGAAACCAGCACCTGATAGTCATCTACCAGTCCGTCGGTCTGTATGGGTTGTGCTATGATCTTGGTTATGATGTCAGATCCTAAAGGCAGGGCCGAATCAGGCCTGCTGTTGGTCTTGACCACATTGACAAAGTCACTGATGGTGGTTCCGGTGCGGCTGTCATAGATCTGCTGATCCGTGGTAAAAAAGAATCGGGTCTGCAACACGCTGCCAAAGTAGTAGTCCAGGGCTCTGGAGCTGGTGGTGTAAAAACTGCCGTTGTACACAAACTGCACCAGCCAAGACGCATCCAGACCAGCTCCTGTGGTGTTTCCTGCATAGATCTGGCTCCAGTTTGCACCCACGGCCAGATTGGTGCTTGTTATCAGATACCAAGTTGCCGCTGTGCCTGTGACCGTGCCCAGGTTGTCATAGCCAATGCCAAAGTTCCTGCGCAGGCGTATCTGTTCGGCCATGCTGGTTTCAAAGGACACCGGCAGGTCTGTGACAAACAAGGGTATGACCTGGGTGGCTATGGCATCAGTGGGTATGTAGTTGTTCAAGGCCACGGGTCCCAGTCCATCTGTGAAGTTGCCTAGGCCCTGGTTGGTTCCATCCACAAAGATCTCCAAGGGGCTGGCCCAGATCACCAGTTTTTCATCCGCACGAGTGGGCGTGCCGGCTCGTAGTCGGTTGTTGGCGTCAAAGTAAAAGCCACTGGGTGGCACAAACTTGACCAGGCTGCCCACAGTTATGAATCTGGTGTTGTTGGAACTGAAGGTGCCTATGCTAACAGGATTGCCCAGGCTGTTTTTGAAATAGCCTGTGGTGGTGTTGGCCTGGCTGGTGCTGAGATTCCAGCTGACATTCAATGAGGTAAGGCTTGATCTGGGAAACTTGGCATAATAAAACTGCTGTTGCTGGCTCAGAGCCAGCAGAGGTTGCACCTGATTTACTATGACCTCATCGATTTCGTTGTTGGTCAGTGTGGTAAACTGAAAGCTGGGCAGGCTGTAGTTTTGATACAGGGCGCCGTCTGAGCTAAAGGTGTTGGTACTGCTGTACTTGCCGGTGTTGTCTACCAGATCCAGGTAGCGACTGGTACCGATAGAAGCGCGATTCAAGGCCTTGCTTTTGAGTATGCTGTTGTAGGCTGTGAAAGGAAAGTTGTTGTAGTCTTCACCGTTGACCATGCGATTCTGTGTGTAGTAGCGAGCAGGAGCCCGGGCCTTGATTTCGTCAATGGTCTCTCTGGGTTGGGCATTGCTTACCGGTGTGGTTATGCCACAGGTAAATGACACAGTTTCCAGTTGCCCGGTACGGCTTACATAGCTGATGGGTATGACCACGCTTTGCATTTCTTCCGGATTGATTATGTACTGAAGGCCATTGCTGGCTCGCACATAGCAACGGAACTGGCCCACCGGTATGGCACTGAACACTCCGTCACCAAAGTCCAAGGTTATTTGGTCGTTGGTGCGACTGGTTGTGCTGAACAAGCGGCGCAGTCCAGGAGCAGTCTGCTCCGCAGCAGCGCCGAACACACTGGGCACAAACTGCCATTCGCTGGCTATGCTGCCCACGTTGTCCAGCTGATACAACCAACGGTCTTCGTTGTTGATGCCTTCAATGTTGATGTCCACGGCACGATTGCTCACACGGTCGGCCAGGTTGAAGTCTTGATTTTGCAACACACCCTGTTTGAACAGGAAGAAATAGCCGGTGTTGGCCGAACTGAATCCCAGTTGATCGTTGCGGAACAACACATTGAACACGCCATTGGGCTGTGGGCTGGGTTCATACACAAAGGTCTTGCCCAGCGTGCTGGCGGTTACAGCTTCAAACGGCATGTTGATGCCATCCACTGTGGCAGTGTAAGGGACCACAGGTAAAAATCCTGGCACCAGATTGATGCTGTATTCTTGTGTATCCACGCCCAGTATGGTGGTCCTTGCACCAGGCACACCCACACGCTGACTGTCAACCAAGGCCGCATTGACTATAGCCGTGAACTGTTCTTGCCAGTTGGCGTTGGTAGGATCGGCCCAGTTCACCGTCACATTGGCCAAATCTATGCCGTTGATGTCCGTGACATTTTCTGTGGTCTGCACACTGAAAACCTTGAGATATCCCTGAGCAGCTATGTTACGCTTGGGTGTATAACTGACCAGATTGGCCAATCGCACCACACTGTCTCGGCGCTCGGCTGAATCTATGTAGTTTTCTCTAGTGTTGAGGTCGGTGCGAAAGGCCAGGGCCTGTCCCATGAAAGCCATGACATCCAGCAAGGCAATGAATTCTGAACTTTCAATGTAGTCATTGAAGGTTTCTGGGTAATACAGGCGCAGATAGTCCACAAAACTCTTGCGCAAGGTTTCAAAATCATAACTCTGGAAGTCGGCTTCTCGGTAGGTCTGGTAGATACGGCGCCAGTCTTCCACGCCGAAAATCACTGTTTGTCTGGTTGTCTTGGCCATGATTGTCCTGTGTTCTTGTATTTATGGACGGCAAAAACGGCGTAGTTAAACGTAGCTGGCGCGGCGCTGTTGCTGATCAAAAAATATGCTCAGCCGCTGGGCATCTGTGCTGGGCACTATGGCCAGTTCAACCTGGATCAGGATGCCATTTTGCTGGGGAAAAACTTCCACATTAGACACCTGTATCCTGGGATCATAGCCGGCCACCCGCTGTATCTCACGCTGTATGCTTTGTGTGGTTTCGTTGGTCTGGTTTTCAAACAAATTGTCCCACAAGGCCGTGCCATATTGTGGTCGTCCGGGCAGTTGTCCTTGTCTGATGTTTAGGCCATTCAGCAGATCGCGTTTGACCAGCTCGGTGTCCAGCAGAGTGAATTTCTTGAACTGATTCTGGGTGTTGAATCCAATAAAGGTCGCCATGCTGTTATTTACCCTCGTGTGCCTGGCGAAAATCTCAGGGTACCGTCTTCATCTGTGGCCTTGGGTATGCTCACACGAGATCTATCACCTGGCGTGGCCACGGCTGCAGGTGGCACGTCTGCAAATTCTATTGCAGGTATCTTTTCATTGCCAATTATTTCTTCCACAGCAAGATCCACTTCGTCACGGAACACAGTGTTGTCAAAGGCGCCCAGCTCCGGAGCCACATTTAACACAGGACTAAAGCGTTCTACAAAATCTATAGCATACTGTGCCTGGCGTGCGGCTGTTTGTATGGCCGTGGCCAAGTCTGGCGAGGCTACACCCTGTGTCCATGCCACCACGGCATCAACTCCGTAGCGCACAGCCGGTTGCAGAAACGTGGCCTGGTATCTGGCAGTTTCTGCGCCTGTGAGTAGGTTGGCCTGTATCAGGCCCTGGAAAGCTCCGGTGTACAAGGCTATCTGGGCTAGGTTTTGTATGCCTGGTGAGTTCAGGTAGTCCACCAGGCTGTTGATATCAAAAAGTCCAGTCCAGGCCGCAGGAGTCAGCAACACAGTAATAGTCTGGGCTGGTTCAGTGATCAGTTGCAGGCTGGCCGGTTTCAACAGTTCCACCAACACAAGATTTTCTGGGGTGTGTCCGTAAATGCCCACGCCTCGCGTGGACACTTCTGCACCTGCATACACAGGATCACCGGCATCGTTGAAAAACCAGTCGGGCAGGAGATTACCGGCCCCGTCCACAAACTCGTACCTGGCCGCACGTTCGGCCTGGGCTGACAAAGCAGTGACCTGTTCGCTGGTGATCATGGTTATCCCTGTGTGGGTGGCACCGAGCGTATGGCCGGTGGCTGTGACACAAAATCTTCTGCATCAATAGGTGACTGCACGGTCGTGGCCGTGGTGCGTGCAAATGCGGCTCCGGCCGCAGTCTGTGCCGACGGCGTGGTTGGTACCGGCGCACTGTTGAGATTGCTGGGAACATTTACTCCACGATTGTGATAGGGCCAGGGTTCATGTGTGGTGGCCCGTGTTACTATGGTGTTCAGGGTGCCAGGTTGAACGGTCCAGCCTTGGCCGGCCACAAACACAGTGTCAGCCAGACGCACTCCAGCCATGGTGGGCACCGCTGAGACTGGCAGGGTTCTGGCACCGTTGAGATTTATCACTGAACCCTTGAGATTTAGGCTGCTGCCCCCATCCCAGCTGCTGGTCTTGCCTTTGAGCGCACATGTGCCGTCACTGCGTATGCCTATCTTGGCCTTGCCGTAAAGGGTGATGCCTTGATCACTATACAGGGTCATGCCTGTATCCCCTTGCAACTTGAGATTTGTTGTGGCTTTGATTTTCACACTGCCGCCGGCAAACATGTTGATGTTGCGATCTGCATGCAGATTGATGTCTCCCTGGGTGCGTATGTTCACACTGTTGGTACTGAACACATCCACTGTGCCGGCCTTGCCCAGTTCAATCCAGGTCTGTCCGTTGGCATGTGTGATGTAAAAACAGTCACCGTCGTCACTCATGGTGATCTGATGTCCTTTCGCCGTTCTTATGCGCACCAGAGTATCTGTGCCGGCCAAGTCTCCGTCGTCCATGACCAAGGTGTGACCGCCTT